ACTGAGGATGAATGGAATATTATTGACTTATTCATTGATCATAGCAAAGATGAAAATTACACATTTGCTGCGATTGAACAGTTGGCAGAAAAGTATCTAGTTCAAAATCGTGCCACTGGGCAAATCTATGAAACACCACAAGTTCGGTATGCTGTTGCTGCCGCTACTGCGTTTCATGCTGAGCCAAAAGATATCAGATTGAAACTAGTAAAGGAGTATTATGAATGCGCGTCAGAAGGACAGTTTACTTTGGCTACTCCTGTTCTTGCGGGCCTTGGGACCACTACTAAGCAGTTTAGTAGCTGTGTACTTATTAGTTCGGATGATACATTAGATAGCATCTTTGCCAGCGGCGAGATGATGGCCAAATATGCGTCAAAACGAGCCGGAATTGGCCTAGAAATTGGTCGAATTCGACCACTTGGAGCCCCAATTCGCAACGGAGAAATCAAGCATACGGGTTTGATACCCTTTCTCAAGAAATGGTTTGCTGATCTCAGATCATGTTCGCAAGGTGGCATCAGGAACGCGAGTTGTACTGTGACTTTCCCCATTTGGCATTATCAATTTGAAGATTTGATTGTGTTAAAGAACAATCAAGGCACGGAAGAAACTCGGGTCAGACAGATGGATTATTCTGTAGTTGTATCTGCGCTCTTTTGGCGCCGCTATAAGAATGGAGAAAATATTACATTATTCGATCCACACGAAGTTCCGGATTTATACGAAGCATATTACCGCAACAGTCAGGAATTTGAAAAACTATACGTCGGATATGAAAAGAATTCGAAAATTAAGAAGAAAGTTGTATCAGCAGAAGAAATCTTTAAAAACGGTATTCTAAAAGAGCGTACCGATACTGGTCGTATCTATCTGGTCAACATTGACAATGTGATCAATCAAGGCCCGTTCGACACGCAAGTAGATCCCATCTATCAATCGAATTTATGTTTAACTGGCGATACTAACATTCAAATTAAGAATACAGACAACACTATTCAATCAATGTCACTTGCTAGTTTTGTTGAACAATTTGAATTTGGTGCAATGACCGGTGTCAAAGTTAGAAGTTCAAATATTTTAACAGGGGAAGTTACCTGGAATACTGTAAGTGATGCGGCTAAAACAGCCACAGTAACAGAACTAATGGAAATTGAAGATGAATCAGGCAAAATCATTAGATGTACACCTGATCATCAAATATATACTAAAAATCGAGGATATGTTAAAGCTAGCGAATTGTTAGAAACAGATGTGTTATGCGTGGAAAGTTGATTACTGACATACGGTACTAAAGATTTGCGAATACTAAAAAGTAACATGAATGCTTTCTTAAATACAAATACAGAATATAAAAATGGAAGAATAAATGCTTAAAATAAAAAGAATTACAGTAGAACCAACTGATGTGTATGATATTACTGTGCCAGAAACTGAATGTTTTTTTGCCAATGATATATTGGTTCACAACTGCCAGGAAATCTTATTACCTACTCGCCCATTTCAACGTATCGACGATGAATCAGGACGCATCTCTCTTTGCACATTGGGGTCTATTAACTGGGGTGCATTCCGTAATCCCGCCGATATGCGAAAGGCTTGTCGAATATTAGTTCGTAGTCTAAGTAATTTGCTTAACTATCAAGATTTTCTTAGTGTGCAAAGCCGATTGGCTAATAAAGAATTTGAACCATTGGGTGTGGGTATTACTAATCTGGCATTTTGGCATGCCAGAAAGAATTTAAAATACGGCGACCCGGAAGCACTAGCAGAAGTTAAACGATGGACTGAACATCAAGCATTTTATCTTACAGAGATGAGTGTAGAACTTGCTCGTGATCGTGGTGCTTGTGAACGAAGTCATTATACCTATTATGGACAAGGAATATTTCCTTGGGAACGCCGTAATAAGAATGTTGATGAATTAACTAATTTCGAACCAAGTGCTAATCTCGATTGGGAAGGATTACGTAATGATATGAAAACATATGGAATACGTAATGCTACTTTAATGGCTATTGCTCCGGTTGAATCGAGTAGCGTTGTGCTTAATAGCACTAATGGCATCGAGATGCCGATGGAATTAATTAGTGTCAAAGAAAGCAAGGCCGGATCATTTGTACAGGTCGTTCCTGAATATAAACGTTACAAAAATCGTTATCAATTAATGTGGGATCAAAAAGACTGTGTAGAATATCTTAAAACAGCAGCAGTATTAGCTGTATACATTGATCAAAGCATCAGCACAAATACTTTTTATAATCCTGCACACTTTACAGGAGGAAAGGTTCCCGGTACATTGATTGCTAAAAATTTAATGCTAGCGTATCGTTGGGGATTAAAAACTATCTACTATAGTCTAATTAATAAGGTAGGTAGTAAAAATATGTTAAACACACAGAGTGAAACAACTGTTGTTGCAACTCCTGTTACAGTAATTGAAGATGAGGATGATTGCCTTGCCTGCAAGCTCTAAAGTTATGATAAATAAAGGTGCCGATCGCGATACTGGAAATATCCACCGGCTCTATAACTGTGAGGAGTTACAGCAAATGTATTTAAACTCGTATGTTTATGCCTATCTGAGAAAAGATGGCACGCCTTATTATATCGGTAAAGGTACAGGAACTCGATATATTCAAAAACATAATGTAACTGTTCCAAAAGATAGATCAAGAATAGTATTTCTTGAAAAGAATTTATCAGATATAGGAGCTTGCGCAATCGAACGAAGAATGATTCGTTGGTACGGGCGTAAAGATTTAGGAACCGGTATTCTTCGAAATAGAACAGACGGCGGAGAAGGTACTTTAGGATATTTTCATACTAACGAAACCAAAAGAAAGATAGGTAAATCTAATAAAGGAAAAAAACAATCAATCGAAGTAGCGATGCGAAAATCTCTAAATTTAAAAGGTCGCCCTAATCCTTTAATGTCAGTTTTGAAAAAAGGAAAACCAACTCCTAAATTAGTTTGCCGAATTTTTGATAGAAAAGAATTAGATATGGGTAACTATGTAGCTTGGTGTAATAGAATAGATTATCCAGAAAAACACGCCGAAGCTAACTTAAAAAGAGGTCGTAAAGGAATAAAAAAACCTCAAGAAAAAATAAAATGTCCTCATTGTAATAAAGTAGGCGGAAATAGCATAATGAAAAGACATCATTTTGATAATTGTAAAATAAGGAATGTAAATGAGTAAATTGCAATATGACCTGACTAAGAAGACTGATTATCTTAAACGTAAAATGTTTTTAGATCCAGACGGTCCGGTCACAGTACAACGCTTTGAGGAGTACCGATATCCTAAAATAGCTAAATTTGAAGAGATTCAACGAGGGTATTTTTGGGTTCCTGAAGAAATCAGTCTTACTAAAGACAAGATTGATCACAAAGAAGCCAGTGAAGCTGTTAAACATATCTTTACTAGTAACTTGCTAAGACAAACAGCATTAGATTCAATACAGGGAAGAGCACCTGTACAGATCTTTAGTCCAGTAGTATCGATTCCAGAACTTGAATCTCTAATATCTATATGGTCAATGTTTGAAACAAATATTCATTCAAAGAGTTATAGCCATATTATACGTAATGTTTATTCTGTTCCAAAAAGTATTTTTTCTTCAATTCACGATACCAAAGAAATCATAGACATGGCAGCAAATATCGGACGTTATTACGAAGAACTACATGTTCTTAACATGCGCCGAGAATTAGGGGAAGATATTCCAGTTTATGATCATAAGAAAGCTATTTGGCTAGCTCTACATGCAAGTTATGCATTAGAAGCATTACGCTTTATGGTTAGCTTTGCTACTAGCCTTGCAATGGTCGAAAATAAGATCTTCATCGGAAATGGAAATATTATTAGTCTTATTTTACAAGACGAGATTTTACATACCGAATGGACTGCATGGTTAATTAATAATGTAACCAAAGACGATCCTGACTTTGTTCAAATTGAACAGGAATGTCATGCAGAAGTATATGCACTATATATGGAAGTTATACAAGAAGAAAAGTCATGGGCAGATTATTTGTTCCGAAAAGGAGTGGTAATCGGTCTTAATGCTAATATTCTTAAAGACTTTGTTGATTATACTGCGTATACTAAACTTAAGGATATCGGTATTAAGTATCAGGAAGATCATCCTAGAACTAGTCCAATTCCATGGTTTAATAAACATATTAATATTAATAAAAAACAGTCAGCACTACAAGAAACCGAATCAACGAATTATGTTATTGGTGTAATGTCAGATGCGGTTACACATGATGAATTGCCAGACCTATAAGGATAATAAACATGAGAAATCTTATTAATCTACTTGAAGATACTATTAACGATGCATGGTTTAAAGACGGATTTCAAACTTATAAGAAACCAGCTCGAGAAAAATATGAAATTGCATCTCAAGATACAACTATTCAAACCCTAGAAGGGCCACAGCAAGTTAAAAAGGGATTTTACATTCTTACCGGACCTAAAGGCGAAAAGTATAGTATGCCACCGGAAAAATTTGCAGAATTAAAAGATGACTTAGGAAATGGCGATTGTTCACCAAAGAAAATCATGAAGGTAGCTAAATTAGCAGACCATGATGGGGATGTAAAAACTAGCTGGGGTGAGACGCTTCATTATACCAAGGGCAATGACTATATTGTTCGTCACGGCTCTGGAGATTATGGAGTAGTCAAAGCAGATATTTTTAAACAAACTTACGCAACAGAATAAGGAGAAAAAATGAACGTAGTAATTTGGAGTAAGAACGGATGTACGTACTGTGAGAAAGCTAAAGCATTGCTTAAAGCTAAGAATATTACATTCGAAGAACGCAATATTAACAACGGATGGACTAAGGAACAATTGCTAGAAGCTGTTCCAAATGCACGAACAGTACCACAAATTTTCTTTGATAATGAACTCGTTGGCGGGTTCGACGACCTTACTAAAAAACTAGCTGTGTAATATATGGATTCAGAAATAAAAAAGAAAATTGATGATATAATCAACGGACAGCCATATTTCACTAATATGGCTGTTTATGATCCTTTACAATATCAATTTAATTATAATATAAATGCCGGAGGTCCTGTCGGTTCTTCACCAAATGTAACAATAAATAATGGAGGAACATGGACATCAACTAATGGCGGAACTACATGGACATCAATTCCATATACGTTCTCTTCGACTTCACCTAGTAACGGAAATTTTAAGGTAACCGGCGATGCTGAAATTGATGGCGATATTAAAATGCAAGGTCGTAGTCTCAAAGAAATTTTTAACAAGATTGAACAACGTCTAGCTATATTGGTTCCAGATCCTAATAAATTAGAACAATTCGAAGCATTAAAGAAAGCTTATAATCATTATAAAATGATTGAAGCATTATGTGAAGTTCCAAAAAATGAAAACGAATGAAACAAAAATTGCAGAATTAGAAAATTTAGTTAAACGACAAAATCGTTTGCTAGATACTCTATATAAAAAGATTCTATTTCTTGAAAGAGAAAACGCTCGTAGACGCAGTGATGTGGAAAAGTTAAATGAACGCAGATGATTTTAAAGCATGGTGCAATCGACATGGTGTAAACATTATCGATACAAATAAAAGAGCGCACCGATGGACTAAGAAAAATATAAAGTATTTTCAAAATCCTGCAGATTATAACATAGTATATGAAGATGTAACATTAGAAACAGAACCTCTATATATTGTAGAAATTGCTTTTAGCGAATTAGAGCGTTTGGCAGAGTTTGAACAACAGGTTTTTAATAATTTAAAAGAAACCGGCCATTATAATATGTTTGAAACTATAATGGAACAAAAACAGTTAGAGAAAAATTTAAGAAACAAATACGTCGCAGTGAAAAAAGCATATGAGCAATATAGCATGATGCTCAAATTAGCACAAAGCGGCGAACTATAAAAGGAAATAAAAATGTTAATTACCAAAGGTGTCAGTGTAGGTGAAATCGTATCTGTTAGAACTACAGCTGGCGAAGAAATTGTAGGAAAGTTGTCAGAAGTTGGTACAGAATCTATTGTGCTTGATCGTCCGAGAGTATTAGTCCCTACTCAAACAGGTGTAAACTTTGTCCCCTTTATGTTTACTACTAGTTCGGATAACATACCCATTTACAGACATGCATTATTGACTGCTCCGGTAGCAACAGATAAAGATGCTGCGGATCTCTATATACAAAGAACCACTGGTATAACACTAGGTAAATAAGTTAAAGGATTAACTTATGCCATATGTATCAGGTACGGGATTAATTAGTGACGTTTTTTATAGTAAAAATGTATTTGTTAATAATGTTTCTGTAGCATTATGGAATAAGCCACAGCAAAGTGCCGCATTTGTCGGTGATATCACCGTCGGTGGGGTAGCTATCGACCCATTAATTGTTGAACAAATTACTAGTAATGATACTGCGTATACTGAAAATCCTAGTGTATTCGCAATGCCTGCAGATGCAGTATCGCAAGGAGCAATTCAACCTAACTACCAAGGTACTCCGCCACAGATTTCAACTGCAACTGGGGTAATCACAACAGCTACGTTTACCAGCGGAATTATTCCTTTCTTAGCTGAAAGACTAGTCGAAGCAGGAAATGGACAATGGAGTAGAACTTATCAGACTACCGGCGTTGATAATCCGAATATTATAGGAATATGGCAAAGCCTAGGATTAGGTGCCGTTATATTGCACGATACTACTCCTTGGTGCATGGGGTTTGTTAATTTCACTCTCAAACAATGTGGATACAAATGGTGCCCGGAAGCTGGCGCTATTGCAATCGAAAATGCTCCATCGAGGTGGAATGCAATGTCTATTCCACTAGATCAAGGACAACCGGGTGATATTGCACTTTGGAATTATAGTGGGCATAATCATGTGAATTTTATATATACTGTACAAAATGGTAGGTATACATTTGTAGGCGGAAATCAAAATAGTAGGGCAACAAATAATAACAACCCATCTGATAGCACAGTATCTATTGCATGGCCCGGAGGGTGGACTCAAGCGAGTAATAAACCTGGAAGCACTTTGGTTGGGTTATGGAGACCTAGCCAAACTTAATATAAATCTCTTGCATTCTTATTAAATAATGTTACAATAGTTCTTTAAAGGAGACTAAGATGTTTACATTAATCGTACTTTTAGTTGTAATCGGCGCAGCAATTTATTTTGTTACACGTAATAAGAATTCAAGTTCTTCAACAGGATCAGCACCAGCAAGTATGCCAACTACTGACCCTACTAAAGAAAATAAGAATTAATGGTAGTTATACCTTGTTACCAAAAATAGCAGATACCCGCTTCGGCGGGTATTTTTTTTAAGCATACGACGATGCTTGGAAGATAAATAAATATATGAAACATTTCATTTATAAAACTATTCACAAAAACGGAAAATATTATATCGGACGACATTCAACAGAAAATGAAAATGACGGCTATAAGGGATCAGGATTATGGGTACTCTCAATAAAGGATAAATCATCTCTTACAACAACCATTTTAGAATATGCGTCAGATATGGATTCTTTGCTTAAATTAGAGAAGGAATATTTGTCCAAACATATTAATAATCCGAATAATATGAACTTTAATCAAAATCCAGTTGGATTTGCATCTGGGGATTTACATCCCCAGAGACAAGAAAAAAACAGACAACGTTTTAGTGAAAATAATCCCGGTAAGCGACCAGAACACATAGAAAGGATGCGAAGCGAAGATAATCCTGCTAAAAAGAGTGAGGTCAGAGAAAAAATCTCGCAGCGCATGACTGGAAAAAATAATCCCATGTATCGTCCTGATGTAATCGATGCAAGAAGAGGAAATAATCATCCGTCCAAAAAAGATCCTACCATCGGAAATAAAATAAGTCAAGCAAGGTTAGGAATTAAACTCGAAAGAGTTATTTGTGAAAATTGCGGCAAATCAGTAGCTATTAATCATTACCCTAGTCGTCACAAAGCAAAATGTATAGGGCGTTTGTAATAGTATTGTAATGATTTTATAGTTAAATATAGGTATGAAAAAAACATACCGAACAATATGCATTAGTGATGTGCATTTAGGCACTAAAGATTGCAAAGCTGAACAGCTTAATAATTTCCTCAAACATAACAGTTGCGAAACGCTATACCTAGTAGGAGACGTGATAGACGCATGGAAAATTCAACAAAATCGCTGGAAATGGAAGCAAAGTCATACTAACGTCATTCGTAGAATCTTAGGTCACGCCAAACGTGATACACGAGTAGTTTATATAGCCGGAAATCATGATGAATTTTTAAGACCATTATTACAATACAGTATCGGATTCGGCCGTGTGGAAATTGTAAACTAAACCGAACATGTTGGCGTTGACGGGAAACGTTACTTATTAACGCATGGCGATTTGTTTGACGGTATTACTAGATTAGCACCGTGGATTAGTTTCCTAGGTGATCGTGCCTATGATATTGTGTTGTCTTTAAACAACAAGTTTAATTGGATGAGACATCGCATGGGTTTTGGATATTGGAGCTTAAGTAAATATCTAAAACAGCGTGTTAAAAAAGCAGTTGATTTTATGTTTCAATTTGAACGTAATCTTGCTGCCTATTGCAAGAAACGTGGGTTTGATGGGGTTATCTGCGGTCATATACATCATGCAGAAATTAAAGAGATCGATGGTGTAATATATATGAATGACGGCGATTGGGTAGAGTCAATGACTGCATTAGTTGAGAATCACGACGGTCATTGGGAAATCGTTACCTGGACTAAAGAAAAATAATCGGACACAAGTATTGGGTGTCGCTGGAGCCGTAACCAGTATCTCTTTTATAAATATTCTTATAGGGAGTACCAAAATGAAGCAGTCTAAACTAGTAAAGAAAATGTATCAGGCTTGTTTAGAGCATGATAAAGATCGCCAACGTGAGTTAACTCTGATTGAATACAACAAGATCTTCAAACATAAGCATGCAGGAAAATATTTTACTCCTAAATGGACTATAATTCGGTAAAAGTTTAGTTGACGATAAAACCTTTTAATACTATAATGATGTTTTAACAGGAGAATAATATGTCGGCAATTAACACGTTGTATTCTCTGGAACAGTTTTGTCTAGATTCTAGTGGCTTTGCAGAACGTTGGCAAGGTAACAGTGCATTCTATCAGTGGAATAAAGGTAAAACTACCGAAGAAGGTATTATTAATGGTGTTGTACGTAAACTAGCAGGAACAGATACATCAGGGAATGAGATTTGGGTTGTTGCTGGATCTTTTAAGATTGCTGCTAATGGAGAAATTCTTCGATTTACTGGCATTAGCAAAAAGCAATGGGATATTATTCAGGTATTGCCTGCTAAGGATACTATTGCAGCATAATGGAATTTTTAATTTATTTGGCATTTATTTTAATTGTTATTGCGATTTATCTTTATAAAAAACGCAAAAAACATAAAAAATCTATTAAAATATTAGAAGAATCTGTAGAAGCAGGCTTAACTGAGCCTGTTTCTCTACATCCTATTATTGATCAAGATCTTTGCATCGGTTGCGGCAGTTGTGTTAAAGCTTGTCCAGAAAGCCATCACCATGTATTAGGTATGATTGCTCATAAAGCGGTATTGGTAAACCCCACCGAATGTATCGGGCATAGTGCCTGTAAAGCTGCTTGCCCAATGGATGCGATCACCGTAGTATTCGGTACTGCTCGACGCGGGGTTGATTTACCGGTAGTGAAGCCCGACTTTGAAACTAATATTCCCGGGCTCTATGTTGCCGGAGAATTAGGTGGCATGGGATTAATTAAGAATGCACTAACACAAGGAAGAGAAGCTGTTGAAAATATTAGTAAGAATAATGAACGTGATCAAAACCAGTTTGATCTTATCATTGTTGGCGGTGGGCCTGCTGGAATTGGCGCAGCTTTTACTGCAATTAGTGAAAAGCTTAACTATCTGATACTTGAACAAGATTCGTTAGGTGGAACAGTTTTTAAATATCCCCGCAGAAAATTAGTTATGACACAACCGGTTACATTGCCTGTTATTGGTAAAATACATTTTAGAAATACCACCAAAGAAGAACTATTAAACTTTTGGGATGAACAACGTCAACGACATAACTTAAATTTTAAATTTAATGAACGTGTAGAGAGCGTAGTTAAAGATAATACAGGATTTATTGTTACTACTGCACTAGGTACATACCGTGCCACTAATGTATTATTATCTATCGGAAGACGAGGAAGTCCTAGAACACTAGGAGTCCCTGGTGAAGAATTACCAAAAGTAGTTTACAGACTTATCGATCCTGAACAATATAAAGGTGCGCATGTGTTGGTAATCGGAGGAGGTGATAGTGCGCTAGAAGCTGCTGCTAGTGTTGCTGAAGCAGATCCTAATAACCATGTTACTTTATCATATCGTGGTACAGCTTTTCAAAGAGCTAAACCCGCTAATAGGCGCCGTGTTGAAGCTGCTGTTAAACAAGGAAATTTAGAAATTATACTTAATTCTAATGTACAGCAGATTGGTGAAGATTATGTTATTCTCCAAATTGGTAAAGACGACTTGCGCATTATAGAGAACAATGCTATTATTGTTAATGCAGGCGGTATTTTACCAGATGCGTTTTTGAAAAAGTGTGGCATTGAAGTTGTAACTAAATGGGGTACAGAATGATTGACTTTTCTTTTGGCTTGCGAAATCCTCTAATTCATTTTAATAAAATTTATCATAATAACTGCTACGAAAAAGCTTGGACGGTTTCTAAAAATAAAGTAATTGACTTTCATTGCGGCATTATTAATAATGTTATAGTGGATTTTACTTTTAATCTAACTTTCAAAACGGATCATGCAGGATTACATATTTTCTTTGGTGTTCTTGGATTCTATTTTAACTTCGACTTCCACGATACTCGTCATTGGAACGATAAAGAAAACCGTTGGTGCTTGCCTAGCGAAGAGGATATGGCGTTTATTGAGAGTATTTCAGAATTGGATAACAATGATAACAAACCTCAGAATCCTTATGAAAAAATGGTAGAAGAAAACTTTAAAAAAGTAGTAACTGATTAACATCAAAAGGATAATATATGTCAATGCATCTAGCGCATCCTGCTCTTACTACAACCGGTAAGAAGAAAGGTAAAAAAAAGTGGGCGTCTGCTGAACATAAACGTCGTGCTGAATCTGCACAAGCTGCTCGAGAAGCTATGTTGCAGGAATACAACATCAAACCTGCAAAGAAGAATAATAAAGGATTTATGTCTTCAACTTATCAACCTAAGTTCGATCATCCTCGGTATACTACTAGTAATATTGCTAGCGTAAATCCTACTTGGGCAACTTGTGCGAAACCTCCTGAGCGTAAGTATACTGGTACTCTTATCAAAGGCATTGCTACGATGCACAAAAGCAATGCTGTACCTGTAATTAATGAAGAAGAGATGATATCTATTAGTCGTATGCGTCGAGGATAGTGTGAAATTATTCAGCCGTAAACGCAGGAGAAAGAAAAAGGATAATGCTACAATTCAGGAAATAAATATTTCCATGAATACTTTATCCAATAAGATCGTAGCTTATTTGACTTTACTTTCTGGGCTAGCAATTTCAGCAGTTGCAGTTTACTATTCTGTTTCGGGATTGACTGCAATTTTCTCGGCGGCAGTAGTACCTATCATTGTAATGGGTATTACATTAGAAATTAGCAAATTAGTTGCTACAGTATGGCTCAAACAAAACTGGGTTATTGCCCCAACTGCCGTTAAAGGCTACTTAATAGCAGCTATCGTTGTACTTATGCTAATCACTAGTATGGGAATTTTCGGATTCCTTAGCAAGGCACACAGCGACCAGAGCTTGGTTAGCGGCGATGTAGCTGCCCGTATTTCAGTTTATGATGAAAAGATCAAGACTGAAAAAGAAAATATCGATACAGATCGTAAAGCATTAAAACAAATGGATAATGCTGTTGACCAATTAATGGAACGTTCTACCGACGAACAAGGTGCCGGTCGTGCAGTACGGTTGCGTCATTCTCAAGCTGATGAACGAAACAGATTATTATCAGAGATTTCCGAATCACAAAAAAGAATAGCTACTCTTAATGATGAACGTGCACCTATTGCTGCAGAATCTCGTAAAGTAGAAGCTGAAGTCGGACCTATTAGGTATATTGCTGCATTTGTATATGGTAATACAGATCCTAGTATATTAGAACGAGCAGTAACTTGGGTTATTCTAATTCTTATCTTAGTATTCGATCCACTGGCTGTAATATTATTGTTAGCTAGTCAATATAGTTTTCAACAATTTCGTAAACTGGAAGAGTTTAACTCTAATAAAGAAAAAGAAGATCCTGTAGAATTATGGAATTCTATGATTAATGCAGCCGAAAAAGAAGTAGAACAAAAGTCCGAATCTACCTCCTACATTCAAAATGAAGAACAATCAGAAAGTGGACTTTGGAAAAATGTTAGTAATGTAATCAGCGAAAAAGATTATTTAGAAACTTCGGAAAAAAATATAAGAGATATGATCAAACGAGTTAAAAGTGGAATATTACCCTTTTATCAAGTTCCTGAAGAAATTAAGGCTCAAGTTAAAAAAGGTCTAAAAGATGCCGGCTAAAATTACATTAATCACACCGCCTGATATTTTTCAAAATGATCAAAGAAGCTTAATGTTTATTGATTTAGATGAAACTGATCAGGAACAAATCACACAATTATTAAAAGATGATACAAATGAATCTTTTAATATTTACTTTTACAGCGGAGAAACTAATATTCCTTGGTTATTGCATAGCCTTTCTTGCAGTGATTACAGGCTTATTAACTTAAATAATATGTCTGCTGTTACAAGCTATTTGGTAGGATATATTTTATCAAAACCGAATACATATTATATAACTAATGATGCTAATATAGCAGAACTATATAGCCATATTAATCTAGGGCGGGTTAATAACATGAATGATTTTTTTGAAAGAGTACTCAGTGGAAAAGAATAAAACACATTACTGCGATTTTTGTAATAAATCCAAAGAAGATGTTAAAAAGTTAATCGTCGGTGATTCTGCCGCTATTTGCAATAGTTGTGTAGAACTATGTCGAGAGATGCTTGATGAAGAAAAAATTAAAAAATTTCCTTTAGAAAATTCTAAAGAAATATACAATCCTGTAAAAATAAAAGAATATCTCGATCAATACGTAATCGGACAAGATGAAGCAAAGATTGCCCTAAGCGTTGCTGTATGTCAACACTTTAAAAGAATCTATAATCATAACAAAGATATAAAAATTGAAAAAACTAATGTCTTATTATTAGGGCCGACAGGTTGTGGTAAGACTATGTTGGCAAAAAAACTAGCAGAATATCTCGATGTGCCGTTCGCTATATGTGACGCTACCGGACTAACTGAAGCAGGGTATGTAGGTGACGATGTTGAAAGTATTCTAAATCGTTTGATCGCTGCATCAGACGGCGATATCGAACGTGCTCAACACGGTATTATCTATGTTGACGAAATTGACAAATTAAGTCGTAAGGGTGAAAATGTTAGTCTTACTAGAGATGTAGGCGGAGAAGGCGTACAGCAGTCATTACTTAAAATGATTGAAGGATCTATTGTGCGCGTGCCTGCAACAGATAAACGCAAACATCCTAGAGGTGAAATGATTGAAGTAGATACTAGCAGCATTTTGTTTATTTGCGGCGGCGCATTTGTTGGATTAGATAAGATCATTAACCGTAGAAATAAGACAAGTAGCGTTGGTTTCGGTTCAATACTACCTAGTAGTACTAATACTTCTGCAAATTATCGTGATGTTACAACAAAAGATTTAATTACGTTCGGCATGATTCCAGAATTCGTCGGTCGGTTTGGATTAATAACCAATGTCGAAGAATTAGATGTTAAAGATTTGGTAAGAATTTTAAAAGAACCGCGTAATAGTTTAATAACACAATATAAACATTTATTTGAATTAGATGGTATTAATTTAGAATTTAACGATCCTGCACTTGAGAATATTGCTAAAAAAGCAAAAAAACTCGAAACCAATGCAAGAGGGTTAAAGAATATATTGGAAAAGATGTTATTACCATATCAATTCGATGCCGTGGATCTAGTTTCACGTGGCCTTAATAAAATTGTGATAACTAAAGAAGCAGTAGCAGGAGAACCTGCTACTCTAATTTTTAACAAGAGTAAAAAAGAAAACAAACTATGAAAGTATATGTAAAAGATGGTAACATTAATTCTGCTTTAAGAAAGTTCAAAAAGAAAGTAGAAGATAGCGGAATTTTAATCGAAGTATTAGAAAGACAATATTACGAAAAACCAACTATTGCTAGACGTAAAGCCGCCGCTGCAGCTAAAGCCCGTTGGAAGAAAAAACAGAGAGAATTAAATACAGTCGCTCGTTACGAATAATTTGACAATTATCGCTTTGTATCATACAATATAACTCGTTGTATGATACAGAGAAAGAATGAAGCGTACTAATATTAAAGATGCATTTGGCGGAGAAGTATTTTTTACCAAATTCATTGCAAGTGATTTAGAAACAGCTCGTCGACTGTTAACTGCTTTAGATCTCAGTTACGAAGATGGTTATTCAATAACACCCGAAGAACATACTACTCACTCTAAACGAGTAGATTTAGTGGTTCGTGACGAATCTAATGAAACTGTATTGATTATCGAAAGCCAAGATGCATCTGGATGGCTCGATAGTGTTCATGCTAGCAAAATTACATATTACATGTATGATAAGCAATGCGACGATGGCGTCTTAATTTGTGAAGATGCAGATGAACACATCAAAGGCTTTGTGAAATGGCTGAACGAAAATACTCCATTACGTATTACTTTAATTAGTGCTATAATTTTTGATTATGAAGGGCACAAGCATTGCGAATTTGTTCCATTAATTCGCCCGAGCAATCTTAATGATAAGAAAGTAATTCGCAAAACAGCATCTGCTTCGGAAAATGATCAAAATAAAGCAGAACATCTCCAGCAGATCTTCAGTGATAATCCTGGATTATTTACTAATGTTACCGGGCGTTATGTTAGTAAAAATAATGTAGGAAATTCCGGTATGAATGTCGGAATTTCTCCTTATAATAGCGAAGGCTATTTTGTAGATATATGGCATGCAGGCAAGTCCGATACAGAATCTTTTAGAAAGAGCTTTACAGATCTTTGTAAGAAAAATGATCTCGAAGCCAAATTTCAAAAATCTCGGGCATATGTTAATGGTGAAAAAGTATTACGTACTACAGACGCCATTACTGCATTTAAAATTTTCGTAAAAGCATTAGAAAATAAAGAGGTAGTATCTTAATGTCAAAACATTTAATGGTCGATTTGGAAACATTGTCAGTTGCACCCGACGCAGTTATTTTAACACTAGGTGCTGTACATTTTAATCCTCTAGGAAACGGTATAATTGATGAATTGTATTTTAAAATCGATCTCGATGATCAAGATAAACTAAAAAGATCAATTGATAACAACACTATCGAATGGTGGGGTAAACAGGACCCTACAATTATGGAAGAAGCATTTTCTTCGGAAGGCCGTATTAAGGTTACGGATGCTATTGATCAATTTCATAAGTTTGCTTGGGGATGCAAGACTTTTTGGAGTCACGGCTCTGTGTTCGATCTTATGATTATGGAAAATATCTATAAGCAGCTTACGAAAACCCCTCCTTGGAGTTTTTGGCAGATCAGAGATACTAGAACTTTATTTGATCTAGGAGTTGATCCTGAAATGCCTAAAGAATCGAAACATAATGCACTTGAAGATGCTAAAAGGCAAGCGATTGGAGTACAAAATGTTTATAAACAACTGTATAAAGGATATAGAGGATTATAATGGAAAATCTACTATCTCACGATGAAATTAACTATGCAATACTTGCAAGATCTTTACATTTAGAATATGATGAAAATACCTATTTTAGTAAAGGCATATATAATTACGTATTAGATCATGTAGATGATCCTCATATATTGTTTAGAGTAGCGTTATACGGATATTATAGAAAAGAATACAAATGGACTAACGAACAAACTGAAGAATTCTTTCAATTACATAAACATGATTCTATCAAATGGGACGACGGTTTTCATGTTTATTATTATGACTGGGGTAAGGGTAAAAATAGAATTACTAGAGATCCTATGCATTTTCCTAATTTAGATCATGTACAGCCTAAGAGTATAGATGTTAACAAAAATGGGCCTGAAAACTTTCGTATACGTTGCAAACGCTTAAATGAGAGCAAAAGCGATGCTAACAGTGATAACGAACGTAGGGCCAGTATAGTTGATCTATTTCGCGATATGAGTGCCGAAGGACAACAAATTATCTTAGGTTATCTTAATACTATTAAAAAAGAAATTGGTAAAACTGGTAGTTGACTATTATTGCCAAAAACATTATACTATTTCAGTTATCTCATACACACAGAGGAGTTTTATGAATAATTTTATTAAATCTATTGCGGTTGGATTACTTGCTGCTGGATCAGCAAATGCTGGTACTACTGTTAATTTAAAGGGCAATCCAAATATTTTGCCTCCATGCGGTACACCTTGGGTCACTAACGTTGTCGCAACGTCTATTGATAATAATGGTACTGTACACGGTCAAGTTGAATACGTTGGAGTACAAGTTGCAGGATCAGGCCGCTATACAACCTATCATTACAACTATACTATTATGAATGCTGTTTGGGATGTTAACGGCACTCTAGTCAGTGAGACACCTTCTAGTTCTACTGGTTGTCCTTCGACTACGCTTGCTGTAAATTTTTTAGTAGGAAACTTTGCTGTTCCTAATAATCTTCCTAGCAGCACTGTACATTCGTACACAAACACTATAGATACTGTAACTAGTCAATATGGTATTGGTGCCTACGGGCGTCAGCAATGGAATACTATTCTTACACACTAAAAGGAGAAATATGATGAATTGGACTGTTCCAAATGTTACTTTTATGTTCCGCGAAGGTGATGAGCTTACCGAAGACGGAGGATGCCCAATCGGTGGAGAGTTTGTTGCAAAGACTACTCAAGATTTGTTTGCTGGTAAGCGAGTAGTATTGTTTAGCCTTCCGGGTGCATTCACGCCTACCTGCTCTTCAAAACAGCTTCCTGGGTTTGAGGAAGGATATAACGAGTTTAAGAATTTGGGCGTAGATGAAATCTATTGCATTAGTGTTAATGATGCATTTGTTATGAACGAATGGGCTCGGCACTTGGGCATTAAGAACGTTAAGGTCATTCCAGACGGTACCGGACAGTTTACTCGTCTAATGGGTCGCCTTGTTGATAAGAGTGCTATTGGGTTTGGCTATCGTAGCCATCGTTATGCTGCTGTAGTTAACAACGGTGTGATTGAAAAGATTTTTGATGAGCCCGGACGTGAGGACAATTTTGGTAGCGACCCCTACGGCGAAACTAGCCCAGAAAATGTTCTTGCTTATCTTAAGGGCTAAATAATGCGCGATCCGAAACTAGGGTATCATTAGCTTTGGCTTTATCCATTGTTTTTTTTGTTACTTATAGTTTCGGTATTCGCGTTTCCCTTTATTAAATTTATTGACTTTTATCAAAAGTATCAGCATAATAAACGTATGCAACGGATTTATAAAAAGAATCCAGATATTAAAGATTTATCTATTTTAGCAGGTACAAAGAAGTAGTTGACAATTAGGTAAAAGTTAATTATAATATCTGCATAGTTTGAAATTAAGGATAGGTACAGCAATTCATAATCAATATGGAACGCTAATACATTGTATTAGATAGAGTGGTTTCGACAGTTCCTCTCGATAAACATAAAAAGTAGATAACTATCCTGTTTTTAAATTAGGTTAAGTTCCGCATTCAATCAATATCCAATGTCTACTAGGACGTAAAACTAGTTTTAACCTGTAAGGAGAATAAAGATGAATATGTTTGTAGACGCAGTTAAAGAAGTTCAAATCGAAACTCGTACTATTAACGGTATGAAAACTTTCGATTCCAGCAAGAATCAGCTCGTTAACTTGTTCTTTGCAATCGGTGCAAGCCGTGGCAAAGACTTGAGCGCTGAATTCCATCGTGCTCTTGCTGAAGACGAAACACTAGCACTTCGCTTGCTCATGTGGGCTCGCGACGTTCGCGGTGGTGCAGGCGAGCGAGATGTTGTTCGCACTATCTTGCTTAGTCTGGAAAAGAAAGATCCGGATGTGTTGAAGCGTGTGCTTCCGTACCTAGCTGAGTTCGGCCGATGGGATGACTTGTTGATTTTCGAGCATGATCCGGAAATCAAGCGCATGTCTTTTGATCTTATTCATGCAGCACTTAAGGCCGGTAACGGACTCTGTGCTAAATGGATGGATAGAAAAGGTGTAAAGGCTGCAGAGTTGCGTAATGCACTCGGTATGAGTCCTAAGACTTATCGCAAAACTCTAGTCAATTTGACTAAGGTTGTTGAGCAAAATATGTGTGCCAACGATTGGACTAACATTAACTACAACCACGTTCCTAGCGTGGCTGCTAGTCGTTATCAGAAAGCGTTTAAGAAGCACGACCCAGAGGGCTACGAAGCATATGCTTCTAAGCTTGAGAAGGGTGAAGCTAAGATTAACGCTAGTGCAGTTTACCCGTACGATATCATCAAAGCACACAATGTCGGCGGTGATGTAAAGGTTATTACTGCTCAGTGGGAATCATTGCCTAATTACATCGGTGACGAATTGATTCTTCCGATGGTAGATGTTTCGGGCTCTATGTGTGTACCAATCAGTAGCAACAAGAACCTGCAATGTATCGATGTTGCAGTTAGCTTAGGTTTGTATCTTGCAGATAAGAATACCGGTCCGTTTAAAGACATGTTCTTAACTTTCTCGACTGTTCCGGAGCTACA